ACCCCAGTAATTAAAGCTGAAACTGCGTATGGAAAAGCCGGTACACTGTTTAATGCATAAGATGAAGTTAATGAATAAGATGATGATCCGTATAATGACCCTGTTAAAGAGGTATCTCCAAAAATATAAGTTATAGATGTACTGGGATTACCTATTACAGTTGAATTACTTCCTAATCCTGTAGATCCAGATCCAATTACAATTTGATTTACTTGCGCGGTATCTAAAGGTCGAGACCTGTAACCTATCATAATGGAGTTATCGACCCGAGTATTATTACCTGTAGAAGTAAGGCGTGCTGCATCAGCGCCTATTGCTACTGTTCTTTGACCTCTTAAATTATTTACCCCAGCATTATCGCCTATAAAAACGTTTTCAGTTGACGTTATTCCGCTAAAACCTGCGCTTGTACCTATATAAGTGTTTGAAGCTCCTAATGTATTGGATCGGCCTGAATTTGTGCCTATAAATAAATTATTACCGCCTGTAGTGTTTGTTCTTCCAGCATTAGTCCCTAAAAAAAAGTTGTTGCTTCCTGTTGTATTAATGTTTCCGGACAAAAGCCCAATAAAAACATTATTAATGCCGGTTGTGTTTCTTGCTCCAGCGCTTGCGCCTTGAATTATATTGGTATTACTACTTGAATACCGCTGCTCGTAGGTTATTACACCGCTTGCGTTTTTTCCTACAAAGGTTGGACTTCCTGCTGTTATTGCTTTGATACTAAATACTACCGTTCCATTGAAGTTAGCAGTTGGCGTAATGGTTAAAGCTCCTGTGCTTGTAGTTGCCTGTGATACATTTACATCTGTTAAATTAGTGCTGATTGTACCACTTGTGAAGCCCCCAAAAGTAAAAGTAAAACTTCCAGCTGTTCGGCCTGTTACCGAATAAATTATTTGGTAAATAGTATTATTTGCAGGTGTAAAGCTGCTGACTAATGCAGTTGTTAAGCTATCGTGCTTATAGCCAGCAATAAAACTACTACCGGTCCAACCTGCTCCCGTTCCAGTTGTTAAAAGTTCAGATCCTATAATTCCACCATCAAAAGAACTTGATGGATTCTCAAACTCAACTGTGCCATCTACTGTTAAACGACTTGTTGGACTTGCTGTTCCTATTCCCAACCTTCCTGTAGTAGCATTCCAAAATACTCCACTAGTATCAAGAGTAGATGCTGTATTATATTGAGGTAGGTATCCTGCTACTCCATTACCTGTTAATCCTCCTCCTCCTGTTACTATACTAGATAGTGGGACAGTTCTAACAGATTGCCCATCACTCGTGAGTGAAAGCTCAAGATTAGTTGAGTTTACACGAAAGGTATCTACTTGTTGAATTTCGTTTGTAGTGGAAGCATCTGCATCATTTACGTTTAGTGTGATTGTATTGCCACTTGAAAGTGTGATGTTTCCGGGAGTACTATTTGTACTTAAGGTTTGAAGCTCATTAGTAATTGATCCATCCACTTCCGTACCTGTTACGGTGATAGTTGTTCCGCTTGTACCTACTGTATTAATTCCACCGCCTGCGATAGTTACAGATCCTCCACCGTTTGAAAGAGTAGCTGTGTTTGCTGCTACTGATAGTGTTTGCAGCTCGTTGGTAGCGCTACTATCTGCAACGGTTTTTGCTTCCCATCGCTTGTCTATATTATCCCAAGTTAATACCTGGTTATTGATAGGGTTCGGCACAAAAACGTCGTGTAGTTCGTTAAGCTCAAGGCTATCAAGTATAATTGTATCGTTCTCAATCCGGATACCTTCGCCCGCGAAATAGGTTGTCCCTTCATTAATCCAAACCCAAGCGGAGCCGGTCCAATAGTACAACTCCGGACTTGTGCAGTTATTAATAACGACCCTACTATCGCCTTTTGTGGGCGTGTATGCTGGTGCGCTGCATCCTGCAATCTCCTCGATGGTGTTTCCGAGTAATTGCCATCCTCCGGGCGTGTTGTAGTGATACCATTTGCCTGTTATGGTGTCAATAGCGACTCGCGACGTTCGTGCGGGAGGCGTAAATGAAGGAGCGCCGTTGGTGTAACTGATGCCGGCGCCGTATGTAATGTTGTTTTGTGCGAAAATTTGCGGTAAACTGCAAAAAAGCGCGGCAATTATTAATATATATTTCATCCAAATACAATTTTTAAAATTCCGTAAGGGAGGCCGTAAAAATTATTGGCAGTCAAAAAGTAAAGATCGCCAACGTTCAAGCCCGATGCGAGCGCGTCGGCGTCTGAATCAAAAAAGCGTACTTTGATTGATGGAAGTGGGCCGTCCGGATTAACTATCATTATTCTATCATTTTAACAACCCCGTAAGGGAGTCCATAAAAGTTATTGATTGATAAAAAGTAAAGGTCGCCCGATTGCATACCGGCCGCGAGCGCGTCGGCATCGTGAGTGAAAAAACGACCGTAAACGGGCAATGGCGGGCCGACTGCGTTTTGACGATTGACTCGGATTGTATATTGTGCAATGTGGCAATGAAAGCCCGAATCGTTGTCGTAAATTTGGCGGACTTGTTCGTATCTAATGCCGTCTATACTTGTTAGTTCGAGCTGAAATGTAACATCGCGGCGAAAAAAGTCTATTGCCTGCCTAAACGCTTCTTCTGCTTGTCGCGCCTCGTCAAATGTCGCCCCCCAAATTGCTACCTCCGTTAAAACATTATCTACCCAACTTGCCGCCGATTTGTTGTGCGCTGGATTAGAGCCTACTACCGTAACAACAGCAAAAGGAAGGGCCGCGTTTTGCGGGGCCACGACCGGATAAACGCGCGTACCAAAGATGGCAAACGCGTCGGTGTTATCTGCTATTATTTTTCGGATTGGGCCTTGAACGTTCATTATACTTTTTTTAGGCGTTTGATTTTGGCTTTTAAGCCCTCTACAATCGTTTTTTGAGTGCGCTCTTTCATCATTATCCACGTCGGCAAAATAAACGGCCTGGGCGGTGTGTGGCGCGTTCCTTTTTCAATCATGTGCGCGTAGTATCCATCCGTTTTGCCAAATGGCCCAAAAACGCCCTGAGCTGTTCCCTTTGCTAATTTAGCACCCACAAAAACCGCGTACTTACTTTGCCTAAACCGTAGTACGTCAAACGATGCCGCGAGGTTGCCAGGATAATAGGTCGCTACTACATTGCCTCGGCCCTTTGGCGCTCGCATACTCTTAACGAGTTTTGCAGTGCTGTATCGCTTGTGAACTTTGCGGCCGTGTGGCGCTGCCCGATAAAGAGCCGCTACTACGGGTTTAGCCGATTTGGTTAAAATAGCGCTTGTGCCGCGCTTGGCGTTGCGCGCTATCTGTCTAAATTCTTTTAACAGCTCCTCTACTTCCTTTGCTAATTGTTCGTTCATTCTGTTACCTGTGTTTCAAGTATTAAACGATCGTTTCTGCCTTGCTCCGATATACGAATTATATCCCAGTTTTCTCCATTGTAAACAACGCGATCAATTACCGTTACGTCTGTTTTACGAATCTCAAAGTTTGCCCGATTGGTTGCATAGACTGCGCCTTCTGTGACATCTTCGCGAACTCCGCTTTTTGGGTACATAACGGCGGCCCAAACAGTAAGCAAGTTAGACCACGTTTCCACGCGTTCGCCGGTTGCATTTTCAACAAGCGCGCGTCGTTGAATTGTTATTTGGCGGTCTAATTTACCTATTGTTTCCTTCTTATTGCGCATCATATCACAAAACGAGTGTAGGGTGACATAAAGCGCTCGGATGCGCGTATAACAGCGTCCGACGGTGAATCGGTGCGATTTTCGTAAATGTCCGCTAAGATCAAAAAAACAGCTATTTTCAAGTTGGCAGGAACCGCTGCCGCGTTCGCATATCCAGTCGAATAAGTAACTTTTACTTGGAATGGCTCTGCGGTCGCGTTCCATCCATCCACGGGAACAACTACTCCTCTTTGGCTTTGTGTATGTTTCTCAATTACATATTCGCTCGACGCCAAATTGGTGAACGTCGCCGGATTTGTGCTAACCGAATACCCAATAGACGTGAGCGCGCTAAATGGCGCGTAAGTCAAATTAAACGGTTGGTCATCATCTGGAAAGCTCCGGTAAGTTTCCACTACCGTAGCGCCCAAAAGCGACATTTGGCAGTATTGTTCGACAAAGCGAATTGCCGCCCGCAAATAGGCCTCAATTATAGTATCCTCAGCGCTCCCCGTAACGCGTAAATGCGTTTTAGCCTCATCGACTGTCACGGGCAAGGAGGAAGAGTAAGTTAGCTCTATTGCGGACGGCAAATATTTCATTTTATCGCTTTGTTGCTTTTTTAACGATTGCGTCTGTGGCTGCTTCAATTAGGACTTCTGCAATAACTGCCAAGCCATCTTTGATTAGCCGCTTGGCGCGTGATTCTGGTACGTCTTTATGAATACCTTTTCCATATCCAAAGTCGCCGTCCTCGTCATGGCCAACCAAACTATCTAAAACGCGAATAGTCATAACTAAGCTGTAATTAGGTGCTTAACTGCTGCGGTGTCAAGTAGTTTCGCGTCCCAACGAGCGAAGCCAAACAATCCAATTTCGCCAGTGCCCATGTATAGATATTCGTTCCGTAAAATTTCAAGCGCTCGAGATTGACGAACCAAGTACTTGCTGAAATCGCCGAACAAAATCAACTTGGAAGCGGTGTTGATTGTGCTGTCCATATCCTGGTTAATAACGTATTGGAATCCGTCGATTGTTGCAGGTTCACCCACGATAAAGGAAGGCTGCCACAGCGGACGCGCGTCAGATGCTCCGATTGATAGCTTTTTGATGTATGCAAGTACATTATCGTGCATCATAAAGCGACCGTTGCGACGATATTCAGGATCTACGCTGTGTACCAAGTCGAGGATTTCGGCAAAAGTGATTGCAGTAGCGGACGCGGCGGTTTTACCCAAAGTAGAACCCGTTACAACGCCTTGTGGCTGTGAAGATCCTGTTCCGGTTGTGCAGCTTTCGTTTGCAGCACGGCCGAAACGCGTACCCATCAAATTAGCCACATACGCTTCAATGTCAAATGCGCTATCTTGGATCAACTCTTTGGAGAGCTTAATAAGATCGCGGTAAGTGTACGCACCAACGGCAACCTGTGCGAAGGTTGTATCCTGTACAGTCGCTGCGCTACCTTCTGCAACGAGTACCGCTTTCGCGCTGGTGTCGTTGTTAGTAGGGAAGTTCAAGGTATTTCCGGAATCCGTCAAAAGCAAATTTGCAACTTCCAAAACGCCGCCGTACGCCTTCATTGACTCAATGATCTGATTTGCAAGGCTTACAGGAACGGTAAAGCCGCCTAAAGAGTTAGTACCAGCGATTAACGTGTTGGTTCCGCGCTTTTCTAAAATAGAACGCTCGGCATCTGTCATGCGCGCTTCGCCTTGAATCATGTATTTGCGGAATACGGCGTTAAAGTCGGCGTTTACTTCCTCAGGATTGCGCTTATCATTTGCGCGACCTCCTCTCTCCTCGTTCTCATAAAAAAGCTCTGCTGATCGTTTTTCAGCTTCAAAAGCTTTTTGGCTGCGTTGAAAGGATTGGTAAGCTTCTTCCTGCTCCTTCTCAGCTTTGGCAAAGGTTGCCTCCAATTCGGATTTGCGGACATCGGTAAGCCCTTCCACGTTAAGCGCGGAGGCGGCTTCCTTCATTGCGGCTACTGCGTTGTCATGCCGCTTTTTTAGATCTTGGATTTGTTCTAAGGTCATCTTTAAAAAGTAATTGAATTTAAAAAAGCGGCCGCGTTTGCCTTCGCAATTGCTAACCGGATGTTTATGTTTTGGTTTTTTGGAGCTTCTACTTTTTTTGCGCCCTCAAATGAACGCTTGGCCACTGTTGTATCTTGGTAAGCTGGGAAAGTAACCGGAGCAACGTCGTAAAGCGTGCCGCCTTTTAGCAGCTCCCTAACTTGTACTTTACCACCATAGATTGCCCGGTCGATCCATTCGTCGGGAATTTTGCCTCGTAGTTCATCCGGATCTAATTCGCTCCAATTTTCGTCTTTGACCGTAAATTGGAATGAGCTTTGGAATATGTCGCCGCGTTTAACCTCCTCATAAGTGTCGCGGCCTATTTGCGTGTCCGGTAGGTCAACTTCGTATTGCAGACCCTTGTCATCGACCGTCAATCGGAGTGTATTGTTTGCCGTTCTGCCAAGAACTAAATTTGAATCGTGGTTTTTTAGAGCGGCGGTTTTGGACGTGTCCATTCCATCAAAAAAGGAACGGTTTACTTTTTCCAAGTACCAGCCCATCGAAGTATAAGTATCAAATATTGCAGCCGTGCCGCCAATTCTCATTGAATTGTCGTCCTCTGCCCGCTGTTCGAGCGCTCCAATGTTTGCAAGGCGTACCTCCGCCTCGTTTATTGTTCTATTGTTGTGGGTCATTGTTAGGAGCTTGTAAATTTTCAAGTGTGGTCATATTGACCTGGATATAATGCTTTTTGCCAAGCCCGTCGGCGATTGGATTCATATTTTCAAGGCGGCGAACCTCGTCCAAGCTCATAACGCCCGCGTTTAGCATTTGGGAGTAATATTGTGCGCGTGCTTGGGTGTCACCTCTCAAAAGTGAATCAAGGTTAAAGCGGAAAAAATAGTTAGCTCGATCCGATTTACGTATAACGCGGCGGTTCAATTCGTCCTCAAAGTTCTTGACGATTGGGCGTATTGTATGCGTTACGAACTCGATTGATTGGTGTTCGATATTGCCAAAAGTGGCGCGTTCAAGGTCGCCGATTAAGTGGAGTGGAACTCCAAAAAAACGGGCAATTTCGCGAACCGTCATATTTGACGACTCGATGAATTGTGCGTCCTTTGGACTGAGCGCGATTTGTTGGAATTTAGCACCGCGATCTAATACGCCGATTGATCCTGTTTCTTTATAATTGCGCATTACACGAAGGAAATTTTCCCTCATAAAGTCGGCCTGCTTTTGATCGAGTGGTATAGGAGTTTCTACAATCCCACGAAGGCCGCCGCCGTTCTCATACATCGCCGCGGCATAGTCGTTTGCAGCTAATGCCATTCCAACAGATTCACGCGCATAGGTTAAAGGGCTTTTTATCAATGTCAGCTCCCACAAAGGAAT